CAAGGACCACAAGGACCGCAGGGTGTCACTGGACCTCAAGGACCACAGGGTCCACAAGGTGTTGTTGGTCCACAAGGACCACAAGGTGTCACTGGTGATACAGGTCCGCAAGGTCCACAGGGTCCACAGGGTCCACAAGGTGTAACAGGAAATACTGGACCTCAAGGTCCACAAGGTGTCACTGGTGATACTGGACCACAAGGACCACAAGGACCTCAAGGTGCTCAAGGAAATACTGGACCACAAGGACCACAAGGTGCTCAAGGAAATACTGGACCACAAGGACCACAAGGTCCACAAGGACCACAAGGTAACACTGGTCCTCAAGGTCCACAAGGTAGCACTGGACCACAAGGACCACAAGGTGCTCAAGGAAATACTGGACCTCAAGGTCCACAAGGTGTCACTGGTCCACAAGGACCTCAAGGACCACAAGGAGTAGTTGGTCCACAAGGACCTCAAGGACCGCAGGGTGTTGCTGGTCCACAGGGTTCACAAGGCAACACTGGACCGCAAGGACCACAAGGTCCACAAGGTAACACTGGTCCTCAAGGTCCACAAGGTAGCACTGGTCCTCAAGGTCCACAAGGTCCACAGGGCGTTGCTGGACCTCAAGGTCCACAAGGATTGACTGGTCCTCAAGGTCCACAAGGTCCTCAAGGCGTGACAGGACCACAAGGACCACAAGGTGTGACTGGTCCAACTGGTCCAATTGGTGGATCAAACACACAAGTGTTCTTCAATAATAATAGCACGACTGGTGGATCTGCAAATCTAACATTCAATCTAAACGGAAATGTGTTTACTGTTGGCAGTTCAACTCTAGTTGCAAATGTATCAAACAACAGTGTTACAATGAGTGGCAATTTGACCGCAACAATGAAGTCAAGTAAAGACTTTATGATTGCAAATACAAATACTAACTCAGCAAATACTTGTAACTTGTCGCTATCAAACTATTTCCGCCACACATTGACAGCAAGTGTTCAATTTACCTTTACAAATGCTCCAGGATCTGGAACAGGTCAAATGTTCTCGCTATTGTTATTGCAAGATGGTGTTGGCGGAAGAACACCAACTTTTGCAAATACAATATATTGGGCTGGTGGTTCTGCGCCTCCTGCAACAACAGCAGCAAATGCTCGTGACTTGTGGACGTTCATTACCTATGATGGTGGTACAACATATTGGGGCACGCTCACTATGAAGGACGTGCGCTAAATATATCAGATTATTTTTATGTGAGTTCGTTATGAAAATACATGTTCTTGTAAATCCACGAAACCCCACAGGGTTGATGAATCGCGTTGATCCATTTGCGGTTCATGGATACAAATATATCAAATATCTTTCGCCTCATTTTGACATGGTTCATTATGGGATTCCTGGCGCGCAGGTCGATTGCGAGCATGTTGATATTTTTACAACACCAAAACAAATAAAAGAATTCAATGAACTTGCTGGCGAAGAAATTCGCAAACGAGTCAATGATGGTGATATTATTGTTTGCTTTTTTGGTGTAGATAATAAACTTGCTTGCGATATGAATCCAACATGTAAGGTTGTTGAGCCTTCAATTGGTTATCGCGCTAATGGAATCTTTGCACCATATCGCGTGTTTACTTCGTATGCAAATATGCATATGTTCTATGGTGAGCGTGGAATGCTCATGAATCCTTCTTGGTATGACGAAGTAATCGGGAATCCATTTACGATTAGCGAGTTTGAATATAACGAAAAGAAAGAAGATTATTTTCTATTCTTTGGTCGTATATGTGAAGAAAAAGGTATTCATTTAGCAATTCAAGCCACAGAAAAAGCAGGAAAAAAACTAATTGTTGCAGGTCCTGGATCTTTAGAACAGCTCGGATATAGTAAAATTCCAGATCATGTTGAAGTGTTTGGTGTTGCAAACGCTGAACAGCGAAAAAAACTGATGAAAAACGCTAAAGGATTACTTGGGTTGACTTATTACGTTGAGCCATTTGGCAATATGATTATTGAAGCAAATCTTTCTGGAACTCCAGTCATTACAACTGATTGGGGTGCATTTCCTGAGATTGTAATCGAAGGTGAGACTGGTTATCGTATTCGCAATTTCAAGTCACTGTTGAATGCCATTGAATCAATTGATAAGATCTCACCGTTTGATTGCAGAGAATGGGGATTGAATTTCTCTGATGAAGAAATTCATAACAAACATAAAGATTATCTAAACAAAGTGATTTCAAATGACTTCTATGCGTAATCTTTTTGTAGTTGGATCATCAATTCAGCCAAAGGCTGGTCGCTTCACATACAGTGAAAATAGATCTACATTTGAGGCTGGTGAAAGATTTCGACAAACTATTTTCACAATCAATTCTATTCAAGCGTCATTTCCGACTGCTAAAATTGTTGTTGTAGATTCTTCTGAAGATTATATAGAATATCTAAGAACATTTATGCATTTCAAAAATACAGAGTTTATTCCGTTGCGAGAGCTTTCATCAGAAGCCTTTGACATCGTAAACACTCATACAAATAAAAGTCTGTGTGAATCTTTATTGCTCAATACTTACTACAAGCAATACAAGAATCAAATCAAAGAGTATGACTTCATTTTCAAAGCCACAGGTCGATATTTTTATTTCGATTTCAACGACCAACTTCTAACTCAAGAAAACAAAGATAAAATTTTCTTCAAAAAACCTTTGAACTTTGAGTGGAATGATGTTTGGCAATATTCATATATTGATAGAAGAAAACATCAAAACAATAATCGTCTTCATCAGTACTGTACGGTTCTCTATGGCTTCGGAGCAGAACACCTAGATAAATTTATAGACATGAACGAAGCAGCAGTGCATTTGGTCAATCAACCAAGAATGTATCACTACGATATCGAGACTCTTTCTTATTATTTTACGAGAGCGTTTGAAAAAAATATAATTGAGGTAGACTGGAAGGTTTCTGGATGGGATGGGACATCTGGACGATTTATGTATTACTAAAGGTGCAATCATGAAAGTAAAAACAATTATCATTGACGATTTCTATGGCAATCCAGATACAGTAAGAGATTTTGCTCTCTCACAAAAGTTCGAAGTTTCTGGTAACTATCCAGGATTGCGAACTAAACCATTCCTGACTGAAGACACCAAAAAAACAATTGGAGATCTTGTCGCCTATTCAGGTGGAAAAGTCACAAATTGGTTTGAAGAATCAGGATACACTGGAGCATTTCAGATCTGCACCGCACAAGATCGCACCTGGATTCATGCCGATCATTTCAATAACTGGGCGGGAGTTTGCTATCTAACTCCAGATGCACCTCTTTCTTCTGGCACTGCACTCTATCGTCACAAGGCTTCAGGTCAATACGAACGAACTGATAAAGACCACGAAGGTTATGATTATACCAAATGGGAAATGACGGATTATATTGCAAACAAGTATAATCGTCTCGTTCTGTATCGTGGAAATATGTTTCATGCTTCTCTCGATTACTTCGGAAGCACACTACACTCTGGTCGTTTGTTTCAAACTTTCTTCTTCAACACTGAATACTAATGAAAATTCTTCACGTCATTTTCTCTTGTAATCGACTTCGATATCTTACAAAGAGTCTAGAATCATTGCACCTTCTAGACTACTGTGGACATCAGGTTGATCGATTGATCATCGACGATTATCCAAGAACTCGAAACGACTATATCTTCGATCTAATCAGAAAAACTCACGATTTTAGACTCGAGCTGCATGATCAAAACGTAGGCTTATCGGTAACATGGACTCAGTTCTTCGAGTATCTCAAGACCACCGATTACGATTACATCATTCATCAAGAGGACGATGTGATTCTCAAAGAATCAGTACGGCTCGATGATATGATTGAGATTCTAGAATCTGATCCTAAAATGGCGTCAGTTGTATTGCAGAGACAAGAGTGGTACTTTCACGAAAAACCACCGACCGTCGAAGAAACAGATACTCCAATCAAACAATACTTCTATTCTAAAAATACAAAACAATTTCCAATTATATTTTCTTTCTATCGAAGAAATATTGTGAACTATCCATTCCGAGACTATTGGAAGTTTACGATCAACGAAGGCATGATTATGGTCTATTTGGCGCACTTCGAACAGATGTATTCAGCAATTCTAAAAAACTCTTCAGGTGGAAATATTATCGAGCATATCGGCGAAGAGTCGACAGGATTCAGAATCCTTCCTGGAGAGCCAAACTGGGAACAGTTTGCGCATATGCATCCAGATAAGATCTATAGTTCGAGAGACGGTACACTTATCACATAAACTAAATATACAATAATTAGCGAGGTTCTACATGTCTCATCCCGCTTCCCGCACAGAACTCAAGGATTATTGTCTCCGAAAACTCGGTTTTCCAGTAGTTGATATCAATGTCGATGAAGATCAACTCGAAGATCGCATCGATGACACGCTGTACATGTATAAACACTATCATTATGATGGAACAGAGCGTTGTTATTTGGCACATCAGGTAACTGCAGGCGATATTTCGAACACTTATATCACACTCGCCGATTCAATTATCGGTGTTACTCGTGTTTTCCCATACACAGGCTCAATTCAGTCATCGGTTTCTTCGACTGGATTCAATATGTTTGATATCAACTATCAACTTCGCCTCAACGATTTTTATAATCTAACAGCTTCTTCCTATACCTATTATGTGATCGCAAGAGAACATCTTGCGATGTTGGATATGATCGTAACTGGTTTATCACCATTTACTTTCAATAGGAAAATGCATCAACTCAAAATTCAAATGGATTGGAACAAATTCAAAGACAATGCATATCTTGCTTTCGAATGTCATCGAGTTGTAGATCCTGAAATTTACTCTGAAGTATACTCTGATAGTTGGGTGAGAGACTACACATCAGCTCTATTCAAACAGCAGTGGGGAACAAATCTCAAAAAGTATGGCAACTATGTTCTTCCAGGTGGATTGACGATCAATGGTCAACAAATCTATGACGAAGCAACTCAAGAAGTCGCACTTCTAGAAGAAAAACTTCGAGATACTTACGAAGAACCAACAGCCTTCATCGTAGGATAAAATGGCAACCAGTGTATATTTCAACAATCAAAGAGCGACTGTAGAACAGCAGCTTCTCGAAGATCTAATTATCGAATCCATAAAAAATCATGGAATCGATGTTTGGTATCTTCCAAGAGAGTCACGATCTTCTACCGACGAACTTTTTGGTGACGATCCAGTCAAATGTTATCGCCGTGCAATCAAGATTGAGATGTATCTTGAGTCATTCCAAGAGTACGAAGGCAATCAAGAGTTTTTTGGTAAGTTTGGACTCGAACTACAAGATAATGCTCGTCTTTGCATGTCTCGTCGATCATTTGAGCGACTCATTACTCGTCAATTTCCTGAATCTCATCGCCTGCCAAAAGAAGGCGATCTAGTTTATCTTCCAATTCAATTCAAATTGATGGAGATCAAATTTGTACAAGAAGAAAAAAACTTCTTCCAGTTAGGTCGTGACTCTAAGAATCCATATATGTATGGACTTACAATGGAAGCGTTCAAGTATAACGGCGAGTTGATACAAACTGGTGTTACAATTATTGATAACATTCCAGATTTTCAAGCATATTCTCTCAATTATCAATTAGACGCTGGTGGAAGTGGAACATTCATTGACCAAGAATGGGTTTATCAGGGAACTGATCTTGAAAACGCAACAGCAAAGGCTGTTATCTCTACATGGGATAAACCATCACGCATTTTGAAACTTCGTAATATCAAAGGATCGTTTGTTGCAGGTTCTCTTATCAAAGGCTCTGGAAGTGGAGCACTTTGGTATCTCACAGCAGCTGCTGATGTGATGAGAAATGCAAATTTCGAAAACCTCGAAGATAACGAACGTATTGAGCAAGAAGCAGACAACGTTCTTGACTTCAGCGAAGCAAATCCTTTTGGTGAAGTCTGATGTTATCAAACATGCACTTCTATCATAGAACGATTCGTAAGATGGTTGTCACATTTGGCACAATGTTCAACAATATTCGCCTTGTTCGTTATAACAAAGCAGGAACGACAGAGATTGAAAGAATCAATGTTCCTCTCATGTACTCTCAAAAAGAAAAGTTCTATCAACGTATCACTCAGGATCCTGAGATGAACAAAGAAACGATGATGACATTGCCAAGAATGAGTTTTGAGATGACAGGTCTCACATACGATCCGCTGCGCAAAAGAAGTAACTTTACAAACAGTTTTGCAGCTGGACAAACAAACTCTACTATAAAGAATGTTCGATCAACACCATATAACTTTGATTTCACATTGAGCATATATGTGCGTAATGTTGAAGACGGAACTCAAATTGTAGAGCAAATTCTACCATTCTTTGCTCCAGATTATACAGTAAAGATCGATTTGGTGGGAATTGCATCAGAAAAAATTGATGTTCCATTCGTTCTCAATTCAGTTTCGCAAGATGTTGAAAATGTTGGATCAACAGATCCAATTCGAATCATTGTATGGACATTGACGTTTACTGCAAAAGGATATTTGTACGGTGCAACGAGTACATCCAAGATTATTCGCAAAGCAATGGCAAATACATATGATAGTACATTCAATACGCAGAATGAACGCGAGTTGACATTTAGCTCTGGAAGTGGAACATTCAAAATTGGTGAGTTGGTGTACGAAGGAAGAACACTATCAGAAGCCAATACGACAGCATTCGTACATTCATGGAATACTGATAGCAATACAATGATTGTGATTGATACAAACGGAATTTTTCGAGAGGGAAGATACTTGACTGGTGCAGTAAGCAATGCCTCGTGGAATATACAAAGTTTTGCAGTTGCAAATCATCAACTTGTAAGACAGATTATATATCCAGATCCAATGAATGCAAATGCTGATACAGCGTTTGGATTTACAGAAATATTGCAAGAAGAACCATACTTCTTTGATGACAGAGTTGATTCAACGCTTATCAACGTTGATACTGGAACAAAAACAGCAGACGATAATTTCTAAGAGAACAAGAGATGACACAACAACTAATCGATATTGGATCAGCGCCAAACGACGGTACTGGCGATACAATTCGTCAAGCATTTGATAAAGTAAATCAAAACTTCACTGATTTGTATGGCGGTGCTGTTGTTGATTTTGGTCCACAAGGTCCACAAGGTCCACAGGGTCCTCAAGGTCCACAGGGTCCACAGGGTGTAGAAGGTCCTCAAGGTCCACAAGGTATTGTTGGTCCACAGGGTCCTCAAGGACCACAGGGTGTGGAAGGTCCTCAAGGTCCACAAGGTATTGTTGGTCCGCAGGGTCCTCAAGGACCACAGGGTGTGACTGGTGATGTAGGTCCACAAGGTCCACAAGGACCAAAAGGCGATACTGGATCATTTGGTGGTGTCACATTAGATTATACGTTTGATTCTAATACTGCAAATACCGATCCAGGAAATGGTAATCTAAAGTTCAATAATTCAAATCTCACATCAGCAACAGAATTGTATATTAGCGGAAATGATGATGCTTCTGTTGATATGAGTTCATTGTTACAAACGATTGATGATTCATCATCAACAATCAAAGGACACTTCAAAGTAAGTAAGAAAGCAAACACTACTGTATTTGCGATTTATGCCATTACAGCTGCAAATTATATCAGTCCTTACTCGATTGTAACTTGTTCTTATGTTTCTGGTTCTGCTGATATAGCAGGTCATATTTTTGATAACGATGACGACATTCTGATAACATTTGCTCGTACTGGTGATATTGGTGACACTGGTCCACAAGGACCACAAGGTGTCACTGGTGATGCTGGTCCTCAAGGTCCTCAAGGTCCACAGGGTGTGGCTGGACCTCAAGGTCCGCAAGGTGTTGTTGGTCCGCAGGGTCCTCAAGGACCACAAGGCGTGGAAGGTCCACAAGGTCCACAAGGACCACAAGGTGTCACTGGTGATACTGGACCACAAGGACCACAAGGTGTCACTGGTGATACTGGACCACAAGGACCACAAGGACCACAAGGTCCAACTGGTG